TTGGTTTGGCGACCTTGCAGCCGACACCATTGCCAACGGCGGACAACTCACCAACGGCACAGACAAAACCCTGTTCACAATCTGCGACGGCTTGTTTGTACGCCTCAACACCATCGTGACAAACGACCCGAACCGCCTCACCGCCATCACCGCCAACTCGGGCGCAACCTACGCAGCGCAGAAAGCCGCCGTTCTCGTTAGCGGCTACGCAACTGGTATGATGGATTCCATTCTGATGGACGCCCCCGCAGGTGTCAATGCAAGTGGCAACGCAGCCCTCATTATGAACAAGAAACTCGCCGACGCTCTCGCTTGGGACGTGAAACTCTCCTATAAGAGCATTATGCCGTGGACACGCATCTTTGAGGGTGTGTATGTGAGCGACTACGGCGGTGTTCCCGTGATTGCCCTTGAAACTTGGGACTATATGATTAACGCCTATTTCAACACCGCAACGGCTTGGGAAGACCCGTTCCGCGTGGTGTACGCAGACCCGCGTAACCTCCTCGTCGGTGTCGATAAGGAAGACCCCGTGAACGACGTAGACCTCATTTTCGACCGCGTTAATCGTATGAACCACGTTTACGCCACAGGTAAGATTGACACCCTCGTCGGTCAGTCCGAACTGGTGCAGTGCGCTTGGTAAACTCTTCTTTCAATTCTCATAATCCGTGTTCAGAGCCTGCTCGCCGTAATGAAGTGGGCAGGCTCATTTCTTAAATGAAAACATAACAAAGGAAAGATAAAATGGCAAATCTTTGTAATTCACTCATCGCCACCGACATTCAAGCCGATTGCGACAACCTCGGAATCAAAGGACTTGAACCCGACGGCAAAATCATCAACCGCGCAGACATCGACTTTGCGAACTGCGTGATGGATAATGGCAACCCAGCCAACCCGAACATCATCAAGACGATTGTCCTCAAGAGTGGCAAATCCGCGTATGATGTAGCGCAGATGGGTAATACCCCGTTCACAGGACTTGTGTCGAACCTCAACGTCGGCGCATATATCAACACTTGGACGACTGACATTCCCATCGCCATTCTTGCTAACGACCCCGTCGTTGCCCACGAGGTTATCGACGCACTTGCAAACGGCGAGTTCGTTCTCATCTTGAAGAACAAGAATCGTGGCACAGCGGGCAACGCAAAGTATCAAGTATTTGGATATGCACAGGGCTGCCGCGCAAGCGCAGGAACGCGCGACGCATACTCCGAGGACGTGGAGGGCGGTTGGCTCGTCACGTTACAGGAGGCAAACCACCCGAAGTCGGCGATGTTCCTTTACGACACCGACGAGGCAACAACTGATGCAGCCTACGAAGCACTCTAACGCGTATGACCTACGACGAAGCCGTACAGATAACAAACCGATTGAGAGAGAGAGGCAATGCCTCTTTCTCCCCGTCGGAAAAGTCGGAAATAGAACGGCTCTATCCTCTTGTACTGGGTAAGAAGTTCCGCGTCACCTCTTGCCAACGATGCTATCACGACGCAGTTATTGAAATAGCCCTATATTTACGAAGTCACGACACTATGCCCGAAATCAAGGAAAAACTCTACGAACTACGCCACGGCTTTATCATCCATTGCCCCGAATTTCACGGGGGAAAGGTGTTTTCAAATGCAAACATCACCGATGAGATTGCCGCAGAATATTGGGAACGATACCCCAATATGAGGAAGTTCTTTGATAAAGTGCCCGAAAAGCCCGTTTTAAGCGCGTCTAACGGCGCGAAAGACGACGGGACGGGTAATGTACCACAGACGGTGAAAAAACCGCGTAAAACCAAAAAGGCGAAGAAATAAGATATGAACGTCAAAACCGCCAAAAAGCCGAAACCGCGCGTCGAGGAAGACTATTCCAGTCGCTTCAACGTGGAAACCTACGGCGAGGACAACCTGTATCCCCAAAACCTGCAACGCATCGTACAGGCTTCGGGAACGGCGACGCTGTGCCTCAACCGATATGCAAAGTTCGTCGAGGGCTTCGGCTTCGGCGGTGACCTTGCAACGTTAATCATCAACGACGATGGTATCACGGCAGACGATTTGTTGCACGATGTGGCGGGCGATCTCTGCGAGTTCGGAGGCTTCGCCGTTCACGTCAATTACAACGTACTGGGCGAGATAACAAGTCTGCATCACGTTCCGTTTGAGTATTGCAGAATGGAAGCGGAGGACGATGCAGGTTACGTCGCACACATCAAGGTAACAAGTGCGTGGACGGGAAAGAAGCGCAAGAAAGGACAACTCGTCACGCTAACGGAAGAAGACATCAAGTCGTTCCACGTTTTCAATCCCGACCCCGTAGTCGTTGCCTCGCAGATTGCAGCCGTCGGCGGCATTGAGAACTACGACGGGCAAATCCTGTGGGTGTCGATGGACGGGAAACAAACCTACCCGACACCCATCTACGATGCAGCCGTTACCGACATATCGACCGACGAGGGTTTGGGCAACGTGAAATACAGGAGCGTTCGCAGTAATTTCCTTGTCGCCTGTATGTTGCTCACGAAGAAGGGTGTACCATATACCAACGAACACGGGCGTTTGGTCTATAACGAAATGATTTCAGCCGACGACCTACGGAAGTTTCAAGGTGACGAGAATACGTCGAAAATTATGCTTGTCGAACTTGAGGACGACGAGGAAAAGCCCGAAATCGTAGATTTCCCGACGCGTAACTTTGCAAAGGAATACGAAACGACCGACGCCTCCGTAGTGGAACGCATATACGCCCAGTTCCATCAAGAATTGTTCTACGCAATCCGTATGGGGAAACTTGGTTTTTCGGGTAGCGTAATGCGCGATGCGTATGAGTACTATTCGGGAGAAGTGACAAACGAACAGCGTTTCATCGAACGTGCGTTTCAGAGGGTTTTGCGCTCTTGGAATATCGAGGAAGTGCGTTTGTATCCTGTCGGTATTATGCCAATGAGATACGGAAATAGCGAGGAGGAAAGTGTATGATAAACGAACATAAACACCTTATCAACGTAGAGGACTACAAGGCACTCGCCCGCCCTGCATCCGTACACCTTGACGACGACGAGGTACAGGCGTATATTGTCGAGTGCGAAAATACAATCATTATCCCCGCGATTGGTTACGCAAACTTCAACAAAGCCGTTAATTCGCTGACGTTCGACGACACGTTCGACGACACGTTCTCCGCGTCTATATGGTTGGATGGCGGCGAGTTCGTTGCCGACGTGTGTGGGTGTCAGCCGAGGACGGAATGGTGTGTCGGGTTGCGTACTACTCTCGCGTATTTCGTCTATGCCAAAATGTTACGCGCAGACGGCACAACCGTTTCACGCGCAGGAGCAATGAGGCATAACGATCAGTATGCACAGCACATCGACCCCAACCGCAAGCAATACGACGACACGATGAACGTCGCCGAACAATATCTCGCAGGGTGTATGTTGTACGCCAAAGTACATACAGCCGAATGTAATGCAGTTAAACCAATTAAGGGACAACGCGCCCGTATTAAAGCCATAGGATGAGAAAATAATGCCAACCATCAATGATTTAAGAAACCGCGCCGCGCTCATTGCTAATGCGACGCAAGTAGGAGAGAATACCGCCAACCGCGTAGGCACGGCGTTCGATATTGTCGCCGACTTACTTGAGGGAATGGGTGTCGGACAAGGTATTTTATCAATCGACCTTGCGCAACTGAATACACTCAACACCGCAGCCGACCAAACGGATGCAAAACCGACAATCTACAACGTCACGACATTGCACAATCTTTCAAGTACGACAATAAAGGTCGGCACGTTGTTGGTTTTCTCCGACGGCGGTCGCGCGGTGGTTACGCAGATTTTATTCTCAAACTATCAAGTGGATGGCGGCGGTAATATTTCAAGCCCGAACACGTCGCAAATTACGATGTACTATCGTATGTATAACATCGTGCAAGGAACGTGGAGTACTTGGACGTTGTATGCAGGAGGCGGCGGTGGCGGAACTATCGACCCGTACCCAGTAAGCGGAAGCACAAACCCAGTTGAGAGTAACGGAATTTTTGAAAGGTTGGAAGAAGTTGCTCCAACCATAGACTACGCACATCTTGACGACATAGACGATTACTCTGATATGTTGGCAGAGAAAGCGTCTTATTATACCATTACCAAAAGTCAAGGCGGTAGTATCTATCGAATCGGCACGCTGATGGTATTTGCTAATCATACACGCACGGCGTTATACCAACTACTTGCAACCGACTTTGATTTGGATGCAAACGGGGATATTATCACAAACCAAAGCACAAACGGCGGTTTCAAACTCTTGTGGAGAGGAAAGATTTTTAGCGGTAATGTTCCCGATGGATGGACACTAAACCAGTGGTCGAAGTGGCATTATATCATAGAGCCAAACTATGAGGACATCGACTTCGACGCGCAAGGGCGTTTGCAGTTTGCGGACAAGATGTATGAGCCGACGGACTTTAGCGGACTTGGTCGTTTCTACATTCGCAAGAACATTCAGAACGTGGGCGGCGTTGATAAAAACATCCTCACGCAAGCGTATTTGTCAGAGGCGAATTTTATATACATCATCCAGTATGATTTCGACCTCAACGGGGCGACTATCAATCTACCTGCAAACAGCATTTTGAAGTTTGAGGGCGGAAGTATCAAGAACGGCAACCTTGTCGGAAACAATACAACCATCGACGCAGCACCCGACGCAAAGATTTTCAATCTCAATGTTGCTTTGAGCGGTACGTTTACAAACACGGAGTCCACTCCCTATTGGTACGGCGGCGACCCCAGTTTGGCAGAAACTTCCGACTATATTCAAAAATGCTTTGATGACGTGTTCCCGAATACCTACATTCCAAAAGGTATTTGGAACATCAATAAGACGTTGAACGTCACAGCAACAAGACCGACCACCATTCGGATGGATGGCGATAGGAATACGACAAAATACTATAATACCGACTATTCAGTAATCAAAACGAATGCAGACGTTACAAGCATTAAAGTTGAGTATGTTAGACACGCTTGGATGGCTTGTCCGTTTGCAATTATCGGCGGCTCAATAGAACAAGCGTCGGGATTCTCGTTCACTCATCCTTGCGTCATTATCAGTGGCAACAACGGCTCAAAACTCCGCAACGTGTATATTGATACACTTATAAGCGGTCTTAACGACTACGCAACAAAGGACGACAATAATATCGCCATTCTGATTGTAGCCGACGATAATAACGACGGATTTGCAAACAACGTGAAAATTGCGTCATATATTGATTATTTCAACATTGGCGTGAAAATTCAAAGAGGAACGCAAGCCGCGTGGATTACTGGCGTATATGATACCTCATATATTACGGCAAAACAAGCAATAATCAATGAGGGTGCAACATATTCGTCTTTCGGTGGAACGTATCAAGCGCAACCCGTATTCGCAGATGCAGACAAGGAAACTCCGTTTATACATTCCGACGCGTCGGGGTGTTATTTCTACGGAGCGATATGGGATTTGGGTGCAACTTCGGGCGGTTTATACTCAAACACAATCGGCATAAAAATAGAGTACGGAAACGAGGGATGCGTCATTGCAGGAAACTCCGCGAATATATACCCGCGATTTGTGGATGCGCCGAACGGAACGCTTCGTTCTACTGGTAATATGTATGAACAGCCGCGCAATCAGCGAAATATGCGCGGAATGATGCCTTTTGTTGATAATGGAATTTTCATTGACAGCAATTATTCCTACGCAGCATCCTATGTAAATGGCTTTAGGTTTATGGGAGACATCGGCGAGTTATTCAATCCTTACAACGATAAGACCGTCAGAATACAAAAAACCGACGCAGACCAAGACATAGAGTTCACTCTCACTTTGACGGCTATCGACACGGGCGTAGAGTTATACGATGTTTGCATAGAACAACAGCAGACACGCCCATTTGAGAAAGTGGAGGTTTCTTACTATACAGCCCTCGACGCATTGACACCAGTCATAACGGAGACGATAACATTTACAAAAAACACGAACGTCGCCTTATATAAGCGCGAATACACCCATCTTCTTTCCGCAATGGTGGGAAATGTAAAAAAATGCGTATTGCGTTTCTATCAATTAACGGAGTTATATGCCACTATTAGCGGCATTTACATTCAAACGTCGCACACTGGCGCAATAAACCCGCAACTCTACAAGGGCGAAAGAACCCTCGTTAATTCGACGGACAATGCCCTCGTCCCCTTTGGCTATAATGCCGACAACGTAGGAAATGAAACCCTTTCTGTCAATGGAAGATTGTTACAGAGTTTCGCTACAAAAGTCGGCGACGTGCCATATCTTGAAATTCTGAACATTCAGAATGTTCCACACGGACAAGTTACGCTCGGCATTTCTGCGCGTACTGGTTTTGCCGTATATTGTGCCACTCTTGGCGGTAACATCAATTCTCCGCGTGTGTACGTTGAAAAAATCGCAGGAAATATCGACATAGAGATTGTGGTATACACAAAGACGGCAGATTCCCGTCTGAATGTGCAAATCGGCGCGAAACTGGTGTCGGAGCGAATTAGTGTGTGTTGTTTGGGTTGTTCCGTTTGGGGATATGTTAAATTTATCTCCGCATACGATACGGCAAACTTTTCAGCCCTCACACCTACCGCAATACTACACAAGGGAGCGACTGCCGACAGACCGACAGCAAGAATAGACACGGGATTTCCGTACTTTGACACAACGCTTGGTAAATATGTCTATTGGGACGGCACAAAATGGATAGACGGAACGGGCGTTCCTGCCGCTAATTCGCTGAAAGTCCTCTCTATCTCTCAAACGGATTACGATAACCTCGGAACTTATGACAGCAGCACTCTTTATGTAATCACATCGGTATGAAATTAGGAAGTAACGACATAACGCTTGCAATCGGAAATACCCCCGTCGATAAGGCATATTTAGGGAGCGAGTTGGTGTATAGTTCCGCGACCCCTCCATTGCCTTATGACGCAGAGGTGGAATACATTGATATGTACGACCGAATCAGCGGTGAACTATTCGGAAACGCTGGCACGGGCGACTTTGGTGTTGGAGGCGATATATAGGAGATAAAAAAATGTGCGGAATTAAAGATTTAACCAACGCGTCAAAAGCGGACAAATGTTGTATTTGTAAAATCACGTTTGCCGTATGCTTTTTGGTTTCCCTATCTCTCATAATAGGCGGTTTTCTGATGCCCCCGATGGGAGTAATTGACGGCAGCGTGCTGACCGCCGTCGGCGAGTTGCTTTTGTTCCCGACCTTGCTGTATGGCTACCGCGCCATTGAACTCGGCTACGAAGTCAAAATCCAACACGGCGAAACAAGCGTGGAGATACATAACAAGGAGGATGGCGAATGAAGTACTTTACGATGCAGGAACTTACGGCGAGTGCGACGGCAAGGCGCAAGGGGATTGATAACACGCCCGACGCACAAGCGAAAGCCAACCTCACGGCACTTGTGGCGAACGTCCTTGACCCGTTGCGTGAAAAGTGGGGCGCACCCATCGTCGTGACATCGGGTTTCCGTTCCGTGAAACTAAACAGGGCGGTCGGAGGTGCAGCACGTTCGCAGCATTGCAAAGGACAGGCGGCAGACATTCGCAGCGTTTCAGACACGAAGAAAGACAACAAACGTCTTTTTGAACTCGTCAAGGCAAGTGGATTGCCGTTTGATCAACTAATAGACGAATACGATTACGACTGGGTACACGTTTCATTCAGAATCGGGGCAAATCGGCGTGAAGTCCTGCACGTTACGCGATAGTGTTTACGAGAAACGCATTTATTTGCGTTTTAAGCGGCTTTCTTACCCGTGCCTTATAAAGTGCACACCCGAACGATAAAAACGCGATAGAACGCAAAATAAGAGGAAATAAGATGGTAATAGTAAAAGAAGTGCAATACATTCCGTCGGAACTCACGTTTCCGATAACGATTGAGGCGCAGGGTTTCGATCAAGACGCGGACGACTGGGACGTGACGTGTATGGTCGGGCGCAAGAGTACGAAATGCAGTACAATTCGCAACTCGCAAGGCAACTGGTTTTTCCTGTTGGAAACTGCGGAGTTGAAATCGGGAATGTGCCACGTCGTTGTCGAGTATGATATTCCCGACGTTGCCTACCCCGACAACCTCCGTCACGTTGTTTGGAAACACGAACTTTGTTTACTGAAAGACGTATGAACGAGTGCGGAATAATAACCATCGGTCAGCCCGGCGGACTGGTGACCATTGGGCAACCTATCTGCGGCGCAGTACCACGCGAACCGCTTGACGACTTGCGCGAGATACTGGAGGGAATCATCAATCGTGAAACAGGGTGGGAGCAGAACATAGACAAGATTCTTTGTCTGCAAATGCAAAAACAATACGCTCTTGCGGCGTGGTGTGGCGATAATTATTACGTCTTTTGTTGTCCTCGCGTCGGAACGTGGTTTGGATACATCGCACTCGGTGGGCAGGATAACGGCAACCATTGGGAACTCGGCGGGCAGGTGTCCGTTTATCCCGATTTCATTACGTCGGACGAACTCCTGTTGGGACACGATTATACCTACGTCTATGCAACTGCGGAGGAACTGGAGGCAATAACGGCAGAGGCAACGGAAGTCGTCGGCGAAACAATCACGTTCCGCGTATTAACTGGCGACACAAGCGGTTACACGCTATATGACTACATCCGCAGCGAGGGCAACAGCAAACTACAACTCGAACAGGTTTACACGCTCGGAGGTGGTTTTGAGGTCGATTTAGAGCCCGACGGGTATGAGTATAGTCGCGCGTTCGGCGATATGGCGAGCGATGCGTGTTGTTACATCAACGAGTTTGCCGACGTTACGTTTTGGCTTGAGTGCCCAACGCAGCCGTATAAAATACAAATGCAGATGTTCACGGGGCGCAGCGTTGTCCGCGTGGAGGGGCATTACGACAAGTTCCTCACGTTCCTTAATGGGGAGCAAAAGGAACAGCGCAACCCACTCGATATTAACTGGCGATTCTGTCTGTTTGGAAACAACAAAGGATATTACAAAGGGCGTATCTACGCCGTGCGTATCTTCTCGTTATGGGAGAGTGGGAACTACTTTGACGAGTGGTTGCCTTGCACAAACTCAAACGGCGTGGCGGGCTTGATATGTATGCAGCAGGGCGGCAACTTCTTAACGACTGGAGGTTTATCGTGCGGAAACTTGTAACATTATTATTTATTACTTTGTTATGTTCCTGCGCCACAAAACGGGAGGTGACGGAGAACGTGCGCATCGTGGAGGTACACGACACTTTGCGCGAAAACGTCTTCCATACCGACAGCGTGTTTGTCCGTGACAGCGTGCGCGTATGGGTGCAGGGCGACACAATCCATCACGATCGATGGCGCGTTGAGTACCGCGACCGATGGCGTGACAGGGAGGTTGAAGTAATACGGGAGAAAACCGACACACTCGTTCAGACGCAAATCGTCTATAAGGAAGAACATCGTACTTTGTGGCAAAAGACGAAATCCTCTGCCCTGTGGTTTGTCGGTGGAGTTTTAGCAATGTGTCTTATCATAATAGGTTTTTATAAAAGGGTTAAAGGTTAGTGTATCATTTTTCATAATTAGGTTATTTTTATTAAGTTTATTCGCAGGGGTTGCCAGTCGTGAGATTGACAACCTTTTTTGTAAAAATATGTATAAAAACCACTATAAAACAAGATATTTTATTAAAAAACTTAAAAATCGGGAAAAATTATCCGTAAATGTTTGTTTTATAAATATTTTGTATGTAATTTTGCAACGTGAGATACAAACAACAACAACAAACAACAAAAAATTCAGAGTTATGACAACGACAACATTAAACTACGGAACAAGTTACATCAACAGCAACTACCGCATCAAGGTTGCAGGTGTAAATGAGGAGAACGGACAGAAGTTGAACACCCTCGTAGGTGTTAGCGGTTTACTCAACCTTATTGGCGCAGAACTTTTTAACAAGTTTATGGAACGCCGCGAGAAGTGTATGGACGACGTTTGCGTTTGCAAGTTGCGTCGCGGTTTGAAAGTTAGTTTTTACGTTAAGTAAGAGAGTAATAACAAAGTATATATTAACCTATTAAACAACAAAATGAATATGGAAACGAAAGTTAAGAAAAACGTGTATCAGATGGTAACGGAGAGAGTAATGGAGCAGATGAAGCAGGGAATTATCCCGTGGCACAAGCCGTGGACGGGTACGCAGGGTACAATCAACTATGTTACGCGCCGACCTTATTCAATGCTCAATCAAATCCTTTTAGGTCGTGAGGGCGAGTGGATAACCTACAAGCAACTCAAAGAGCGTGGCGGTCAAATCAAAAAAGGCGCAAAGGCGGGTTTCGTGGTGTTTTACTCGCCGTACTCATACGAAAAGGAGGTGCAACAGGAAGACGGCACAACCATCACGGAAATTAAGACAATGCCCGTATTGAAGTACTACAACGTTTTCCACATCGACGATTGCACAGGCATCGAGAGCAAGAACGAGAGCAAACCTGCAAAGGAACTGAAACCCGTTGAGCGTGCCGAAGAAATCATCAACAACTATGTTACGCGCGAGGGGTTGAGGTTTCAGAACGACAAGGAAAGCGATCGCGCGTGTTACTCGCCCATCACGGACAGGGTTATCGTTCCGATGTTGAGCCAGTACGACATCGTGGAGGAATACTATTCGACGACGTTCCACGAACTCACGCACTCGACGATGTTAAAGAACAGGTGCGACCGCACAAACGACAATATCCTTGCAGCGTTCGGAGGCGACGACTACTCACGCGAGGAACTGGTTGCCGAACTGGGTGCGACGTACCTCTGCACGGAATCGGGACCGGATAGTAAAAAGGCGTTCAAAAACTCCGTTGCATACCTGCAAGGGTGGTTGAGGGCACTTGCAAACGATGAAAAGATGATTGTTTGGGCAGCCTCACGCGCAGAGAAAGCCGCCCGTTACATACTGGGTGAAAATCAAAAATAAAAGGTCACGGGGAGGGTAACCGCCTCCCCACAATATAACAAAGTATTATGAAACTATATGTTATTCTAAAGTGCGACAAGCGTGACATTCAAAAGATTGTGAACGTAATAGGTATTACTGCCGACTACGACAATGGCGTGAAGTTCTGCAAGCATAAGAACGAAACGCAATCGGACTATTTCTACAAGATACAATATTGCCCGTTCAAGCGCGAGATAGTGTTGAAATAGTCAAAGTTTGTTAAACGCTTGCAAGGGTGGAAAATTATTCCTACCTTTGCAGCGTTGTTTAATGGGGATACTTTCATAACTCTGAAAATCTCACGTTCCCCGTCAAGACGCATCCAAAAGGGTGCGTCTTTTGTTTTACGCGTTTATTTGCGTTTTAACGCGTTTTCTTTCTTTACCTGTATAAGTTATTACCCACACAAAGATAACGCGGCAGACGCAAAATCTCGCAGAAATAACTACCTTTTGCCGTATAATACCCAGTCGATAACTCGTCGGTTTGCCTCATCGATCTTTGTCGTGTCGCGTCTTATATATACGGCTGTCGTTGCGTTTCTTGCAGCGTGCCCGAGGGCTTGACTTATCACATCGTCGGGAACATCAAGGGCGGCGGCGATGGTTGCCCACGAATGGCGGGCGTAATACGTCGTGATACCCTGTGGAAGTTCTTGATTGACGCGCCCTGCAAAATGCCTGTAACCAGTTGCACCCTCAACCCACGAAAGGAGAAACTCTTTCCCTCGGTTGCGTTGTATCAGTTCCATCGCTTCGGGTTCGACCTTGATATTATAAAGTCGCTTCGTTTTTTGGCGGTTGTATTGTATGCGCCCGTGATGGAGGTTGTCGGGAGTGAGCAAACACAAATCACCGATGTTTATGCCTATCAGCAGGAACGACAAACAAAAGGCATCGTAATAACGTTGTTTCCATTGGGGAACGTCTGCCGTGAATATCCTGCGGAGTTCGTCGGGCGTAAGACTTCGTTTCGGTGTTTCTACGGGTGTAATGCGCAAACGTCGGAACGGGTATGCAGTCGTAATCTCGTTGTCGATTGCATCGTTAAAGACGGCGCGAATGTTCCGCAGATGGATATTGCGTGCATTGACCGACGGCGACGTACTGGCACACCAACGGAAGAAACCCTCTAACCACGATTTCGTAATGTCCTCAAATCTTGCGTCTGACGCGTTCAAATCGTATCGGCATACCTGCACCCACGTCGCATCGTATAACGCGCGTGTGCGTGGGTTTTCGTGCGTCTGCGTGAAATGTGCGTACCACTCTCCAAACGTTACGGGCTTCTTTGTGTCGGGCGACAGGTATTTCCGTATCTCGTCACGGACACCGATGGCGTTTAACGTCTTGAACACTCCCGTCGCTTGCAGGGCGAGGGCGGCGTTTTTCCATTCGGTCAGTTGTTGCAGGAGGAACGTATTAAGGAAACCTTTGTTCGCGTTGTTCACGACAAGACACTTGCGGTTATCCCACTCGTCTTTGCGCACGGAGATACCGAGCGAGTGACGGGCGGTCATTCCCTTGTGACTTACGACTATCTTCACGGGGTACGTTCCGTCTTGTTTGCGAACGCGCGTGTCGAGGGTTATTCTGATACTTGCCATATATTTGCACTTGTTTTGCAACTGAATACGCCCCAATCCTACACGCTGCATCAACCAGTGACAAAATGTCACCAGTTGAAACAACGCAAGGATAGACGGGAATTTCCTGCGGAGAGGACAGGATTCGAACCTGCGAAACCCTTTAGGGGTTTACACGCTTTCCAGTTGTCTACACGGGCGGCGTAAATAATTGAGGCTCAACGGGGTTTTTGCGTGGGCGACCGCGCTTGCGCTTTATTTGCACTTTTTTCTTAATTCCGTACATCGCTGCAACCTTGTCCGCATCCCATCCGTCACGGAACTGGTTTCCCTCTCCGAGTAACAGCCAAGTCGGGTTGAACATATAGTCACGAACGAGTACGGCAATCCACGCAGGTTGCATCATAGACGTGTGTTCGGGGGTGTTATCCCTCATCGTAACCATATTCCATCTATTCCACCCGTAGCGGTTGCACAGGGTTTTCAGTCCGCGAATAATTTTCGCGTCACGGAGTGTTTCTACTGCGTCGAAGAAACGCCCGATAATTTGTACGTTCTCGTCTTTCATTTCTCCTGCATTTTTTCGATAATGGTTAAAAGGCGGTCGATTTGTTCGTCACGCTTCTTGAGTGCGTCGTACCCGTTGAGGCTGACGTTATTGTCACCGCCTATCGTGTTATTAACTTGATTGTTCGTCACTCCACCGCCATAGAACGATGAAACGGGAACGCCCATAATCTCTGCAACCTTTTCCAACGTTCCCGACTTGACATCTGCAGCGTGGAACACGTTGTTTAGTTGTTGAGGCATTATTCCGAGTTTCTCTGCAAGAGCGTTCATCCTCATTCCCGAACGCTCTATTATATCTTTGAATTCTTTACCAGTCATATATTAAAATACTTATAAAAATAATTAACAAAATATAAAATAAACAGAATTGTTTGGTAGAATAAATTATTTTGCTTAAATTTGCAAACGAATTGCAAAACACCTTTGCAAAGTTAAGTAAAACATTTTATAAAAACAAGAAAAATGAGAAAAAAATTAGAACTTAAAACACCGAAGGAGTTGGAACGCGAGGCGCGACACTCTGAAATCATTGCCGAGTACCGCAATATGCGGAACACGTATTCAGATGCACCGACGTGGAGAATCCTTGCAGAACTTTCCCGTCGCTTCTCGATCACCTCTATGGGTATTATGAGGATTTTGGAACGTCACAATGTTTACACACCATCACACATTCCAAGAAAATGAAGAACTGGGACAAAGATCAATGGAGAGAGTTTTGGAGTTCGGGCGCAATCATTATCCCTGCCCTCGTAGTGTTTTACCTCTTAATCTGCATTACAGCGTGACACCGATAGAGCCACAGGTTGCCGACACAGGGCGTTACAGCGTGACGGAAGTATGCAAGGCACTTGCAATTCATCGCAGCACGTTGGAACGTTACCGCAAGGCACAGCGAATCAGATGCGGTTGGCGAATGACAACTGGCAGAAAGTACTACACTGGCGCGGAAATTAAACGCCTTTGGAGAACATTATAATAAGTATTATTAACTCATTAAACAACAAATCAAATGGAAGAAAGAATTAAGTTAATCATTGACGGCAACGATAAGTACTTGTTGCCCGAAGAAATCCAAAAGGAGTTCGACGCATTAAACGAACTACTTTCCGAAACGCGAAAGAACGTAAACAACTGGTGGAAGAAATACCAACAGGAATGGGACGAGAAAATGGAGGCATACAAAACGATGCGTCTTTTGCTCACAACTGGCGAAAAGTTGTTTACTCCGTACACGAAGCAATTACAAACCCTTAAAGATGAATAAAGGATTATGGAAAAGAAAAGTTATTTTCAGATTTTGAACGCCATCGACGTTTCGGAACACGTAGAAAAGAAGTCGAACGGCAAAGTGGAGTTATCTTACCTGTCTTGGGCGTGGGCGTGGGCAGAAGTAAAAAAGGCGTTCCCCGATGCGACATACACGATTTATGAGAACGCGGACGGGTGGTTTTATCACACCGATGGAAAGACGTGTTGGGTTAAGACTGGTGTAACCATCAACAACATCGAACACATCGAGTATCTGCCCGTAATGAACAACAGGAACGCGTCAATACCTGCAAATGAGGTGACATCGTTCGACGTGAATAAGGCGATACAACGCTCATTAACGAAAGCCGCAGCCCGTCACGGAATAGGTCTGTATATCTACGCAGGTGAGGACTTGCCCGAAGACGTGAAGAAACAGCAGGAGGCGCAGCGTGTTGCGCAGGAGCGCGAGAAACTGGATAAGGCGTTGCAATCGGTTGCCGATTGTGTGAGCCGTGCGGAACTGACGGCAATTTGGAAAAGTAACAACGACTTGCATACCGACCCCGAGTTTGTGAGTGCCGTCACGGAGAAAGGTAAAACATATAACAAAGAATCGAAATGAATATGACAAACAAACTTAACGAGTGCCCCGTGCTGTTTGATGCACGGGCGCACACTTACACCCTCGGCGACAAGAGCCTTTCGGGTGTCACGGCGATAGTAAACTGGTTGTTTCCTTACGTTGGAATCCCCGACAGGGTGTTACAACTTGCAGCCGACAGGGGTACGGCGATACATAACGCTTGCGCCCTTTGGGATGACGCGCGTATAGTGGACGACACTTACCGCGAGGAAGTCGTAGCGTATCAAAGCCTCTGCGACGTAGCAGGGTTGAAAAACTTTGTATCTGAATATCTTGTTAGTGACTGCGAGAACTATGCAAGTTCCATCGACAAGGTGTATTTTCCCAACGGCGATGAGTACCCACTCGCAGACATTAAGACATCGAGCCAGTTTTACGAACACAAAGTCACATTGCAGTTGAGTATCTACGCATACCTTTTTGAGTTGCAGAACCCGACGAAGAAGGCAGGGAAACTCTTTTGTATTTGGTTGCCGAAACCCGAATACGGAAAACCGAACATCTTTGAGGTGCAGCGCATACCGAAAGGGATAGTCCTCGACATTATGGAGGCATACGAAAACGACGATAATAAAGACTGGTGTCGAAGAATGATTTATGAGCATTGCAAACAAGTTCCCGCAACGCAGGACGAGAAACTCCCTGCAAACCTTAAAGAATTGGAGGAAGAAATCGCCCGTATTGAGGTGAGCGTCAAGGAAATGGAGGCACGCTCAAAGGTATTGAAATCGGGTTTGTTGCAACTGATGCAGGAACACGACAAATGGAAGTGGGAGGGCGAGAAAATCGTTATCACGCGCAAGAAGGGCTCGACGAGTATGGTGGTCGATAGTACGAAGTTAAAAAACACGTACCCGAACATCTATGCAGAGTGCAGCAAAGAGAGAGTAACAAATGAAAGTTTAACCATCAAAGTAAAATAAGGATATGATTATTGTAAGTTTAGTCGGAAATCTCGGTGCAGATGCCGAGGTAAAGGAATTGAACGGAAGAAAGTACGCGTCGTTGCGTGTAGCCTCAACACGCAAACAACAGCAGAACGGGCAACGCGTAGAGATCACGACGTGGGTAAGTGTACTTGCATCGTATAATGAAAACCTCCTGCCGTACCTCAAGAAAGGGCAGAGTGTTTTTGTTAATGGCGAGGCAACTATTAACACCTATCAGAAGCGCGACGGCGGTACGGGTGTCGATGTGAGTATGTTTGCGGATAAACTCGCCCTCGCAGGAAGCCCTAAAACCGACGCACAGGGGGCGAACGCCACACAGATGGGCAACTACCCACCCCAACAACAGAACGCGCAGCCTACGACGTTTTTCGGTACAAATAACGATGAACCTCCGTTCTAATGAAAACAGCGATATTAACTAAACAGGGCGGTCGGGTTTCGGTCGATACCGACCTCGACGCCCTTTTCTCAACGTTGCGAAATGGTGTTTACTCAATCATCATTAAACGCAAGCAGGAACAACGGAGCGTATCTCAAAACGCGTTGATGTGGATGTGGTTTGGGTGCATAGAAGAACAGACTGGCACACTCAAGAACGACGTGTATTTGTACTACCGCTCAAAATTCCTTGGCAAATGGACGAGCCTCGCAGGGGAGCGACCCGTTTGGACTTCTTTAGAAACGAGCAAGTTGACAAAGGAACAATTTACGGAGTTTCTTAATCATATTCAAGCCGATGCAGCCGCCGAACTTGGTATTACCCTGCCAACGCCCGACGACTTGCATTGGGAGGCATTTTTTCAACAATACAAATAACCCTTCAAACAACGAACAACAATGAGTAAAAAAGAAACAAAGTCGGGTTTCGGTAAATATCTGCCCGAACACGAACGCGTACAATGTGCGCTCAAATTTATTAAAAAACATCGTGATTCATTAAAAGGCATGACGCTCGATGAGGTTATGCGGGAGTTTCGCAAAAACCCGACAGACTATATTCGCGGACGCGTAACCCTCTCAATGACAGATGAGAACGCGATACGTCACGCCTACGAAAGCGCGATTCTCACCCCTGCATTATTGAGCGAAGAAAAATAATTCCAAAAATGTTTGGTAGATAAGCAGGAATTTTGTAAATTTGCAACGTGAAATAATTTGCAGCATGATTCAATCAAAAACATACACCGAAGCACCCGTGGCACGATTACAATGATCGCGCCCTGCTACTGCAAGGCAGTTCACGACGGGTCGCTTCGGTGATTTTTATAAGAGGACGACAATATGACACTCTTTTGCATTAATTTAGAGAAAGGCGACTTAATTTCTGAATCGTTAAACACTCGACAACTGGCAAA